CTCATGTGGAAGGAGGTGTAACTCGGCGCAGCGCGAGTAGGGGTCCGCGGAACTGCGGGCTCCCCCCCTCCTTGAGGAGGGGGGGTCGGGGGGGTTGGGGCACGTAAATTTAGTGAGATAAAAATAAAGGAGAGAAAACATCATAAATCACAGTGTTAGCTCTAAGCCATTCCAGTTCAGCTCCGGAAAGAGCTCCTCTAGGATCGCCGTCTCTGTTGCAGACCCAAATAAGAGGACGTCCCCATTCGACGGTACGCTTCTTGCGGTACTTGTCGGTGAGAACAAATCGCTTTTGTGCTCCAAAAAAGGACTTCCACTGCGGAAAGAACTTGATGTTGAAATCGTCGAGCACGATATACTTGGCCGACGAATCCCAGTCATCGAGGTTGAATTGCCCACAGAAGTACATGTGCGGGCCAAGAGATCTTGCCCACTCAGTTTTCCCAAGCCTTGATGCCCCGCATAGTAACAACGAAAGAGGTCGTTCACACTCTATCTTAGACAAGCGCATTAGCAGTTAGCTTTGCGCAAACAGCGGCTGGGGAGGGGACTGGGGCCCCCCCCAGACAAGACAAAAGCCAATATAGGCATGAGGGGATATCGTAGTACCTCTAGGGATATCCTCGCCCATTCTCGCAGTTCATCTGGCTCCAGAAACTCTCCGCGACTTCGTCCAGAATACTCGGGTCGGTTACTCCCGAACCGCCACTCGCAAAACTCAAGAAGTCTTCCCAGAGATAGACACAAATCGCGTGGATAGTGTTCTTCAACTCGTGCCAAAAAGTGGATGCATCGGGGCAGTCTCGTAGTAGGTCTCGCCATCCGCCTCCTCCACGACCGGACTCAAGCTCTGTAAGTTCGAAATTACGAAGCGCTTCAACGTCGTATTTTGAGCAATATTCTCCCACGGCTTTGGCGCTTCTCGGCTTCTGTATGTTAGGATGGTGTCCGTCCACGTCGAATACTCTTGCGTCAGCAAAGCGCCTCCTGGTGTCCCAACTCGCGTAAGCGTGAATATGAGGGTTCCCGTCGTCGTGCAACTCACGAGCAACGAGAAATCGTCGCACACCAAGCTCGACCGTGAGGAAATCTCGTACCCGTTCACGGGATAGCTCTCCGCATTGTGGGTAGGTGAGAAAAACATCCCGTCCATCGTAAGCGAATGAGCGGGTGCCGCTGGACATAATATTACCCAGCGGCACTCGGCACTTGGCACAATTTATATAAATTCATGCCATAATCCAAAAACATTTGGATGGATACTGCTGCGCATTGGATCGGTGCCGGATTAGGAGCACTTACGGATTTAGCAACATTGTATGACGTTGCCCATCCCACAGACACACGAAAAAGGAAATACGGACTTCTCACTCCACCAGCTTCTCCTCAATTTAACAAACAAGCTCGATTGGCTCTGCGACAAACTAGAAAAGCTATGCCAAGAATTGGACGCAGATTCGGACGAAAGCGTCGCTTCCGACGAGGACGACGCAACACAACCAATAGAACTCGCGTAAAACGTGTTCTAAGAACAGCGCGTCGACGCCGTTTCAAGCGCGCGGTGACCCGCATTATGGTCAGAAAGCTAGAAACTTTCAAGAAACACTACACAGAAACATCTTTCACACTCGCACCCGGAAATGGAACAACAGGAATGAACGTACGCGTTTTTGCTCCATGGCAAGCAGCCTTCGCACAAGGAGATACTAGCGCGTCGATACACGGAAGCAAAGTCCATCTCTGGAAATTCATGTGGCGTCTCAACATCAAAGGTCTTTTAGCCGGAGACGTTCACGTGCAAATCCTCTTTATCAAGACGGACATAATGATGGACACTACGTTGGCAAATACGGACGTCAACAATGAAGGACAACAAATGGGACCAACAACGGACGTAGATTCGGTTCCTACGCAAGTTCCACCAAACAGTAACATACCGCTCTTCGACGTTACATCGTCACCAGGACAGTTCGCCGGTTTGTCACCCGTTACCAAGTTCAACAACGATAACATTTCTATTATCAAGATATGGAATTTCAAGCTACACGGTTTCGGTCAAGCCGGTACCGACCCGTTCATCGATACAACACTTACGTTCCCGTTCAATAAGGACGTACAGATACAAGAGACGCAAGAAACTATCGACGGAGTACCGAGGTTCTTCGGTCATTCTGGGAGACGTGGTCACGCAGACCAGTATTATATCCTCGTACGCACGTGGGGTCAAGACTTCCTTAGTGCGTCTTCTGCTATTGATGTGGATCATCGTGGTCTGCTCATGTGGAAGGAGGTGTAACTCGGCGCAGCGCGAGTAGGGGTCCGCGGAACTGCGGGCTCCCCCCCTCCTTGAGGAGGGGGGGTCGGGGGGGTTGGGGCACGTAAATTTAGTGAGATAA